TGCAGTAGGATATGTCAAAGAGCAGAGATTGCTACATAAAGGTTTATCTGTGTTCTTTCAGAATAATATGATGGATATTTGCTACAACCGTATGAAAAGTCATTCTTCACTCTCACATGACAGAATTCGCGATTTACGGGTAGCCTGTGAGTTTGTAGCAACTGGCAATCGAAATTTAGTAAGTGTACTCTTGGGTAGAGAATCATTTGGCAAGATGCGTAACATTGTCAGATGGTATAAGGCTGGAGCTATTACTGCAGTGTATTTAGCTACGTCCGCTGCATGTACAGAGGCTTTGGAGAAGCTCTCTATAATAGCACCAAATGAACGAGATTTGTTACCGTCGAAATCAGAATTGTATTGCTTAGCTCTCGATCTTTTGAAAGATGACAGCTTTCGATCACAAGCGAAATCAATATTGGCAAATGACTGGAGGATGTTGTGTCAACGCTGACAAGACCCAAACCCAAAACTTATAATAATCCCGTTTCCAAGAATGGCCGTACAACGAAAAATGATAATGCACCATTTAAGCTAGATCCAGAATTTTTGGCTCAGTTTGCTGGTAAGAAGCCAAAGTTTGGATATAATGGGTTGGGCGAATTTGTTTTTTATCGCACTTATTCTCGCCTTAAAGAAGACGGTACCAAAGAAACGTTTGCTGATACATTACAACGAGTTGTCGAGGGTTGCTACGAGATTCAACGCCAATGGTGTCGTGTTAAGAAGAACAATGATAAGAAGAAGAGCGAAGACGATAACATAGCTTTTGGTGGTATGGCGTTGCCTTGGACGCGATCGAAAGCGCAAAAATCTGCGCAAGAAATGTTCCAACGAATGTGGGATTTTAAATTTCTTCCTCCAGGTCGTGGCCTGTGGGTTATGGGTACGCCACACATGTGGCAGCTTGGATCAGCAAGTCTCAATAACTGTGGGTATTGTAGCACGAAGGATATTGCAGAAGATCCAGCATGGCCATTTTGTTTTGTGATGGATATGTCTATGCTTGGTGTTGGTGTAGGCTTTGATACACGCGGCGCTAATCAAATTGAGGTCGTCAAGCCACATGATGTTGAAACTGAATGGGGCATTGACGATTCGCGCGAAGGCTGGGTAGATTCACTTCGTGCTTTAATTGAATCCTTTACGAATAGGCCAGAGCTAGGAAGTATCAAATTTGATTACTCATCTATTCGTCCAGCTGGTGCAGAGATTAAGGGATTTGGTGGCAAGGCCAGCGGTCCAGGTGTCCTGCGTGATCTTCATAAGATGGTAACTCACCATTTTCGCAATATGCTCAGACGCAAGAGCCAGCTTATTACAAGCGTTGATATTGTTGATTTCATGAATTTTATTGGCAGATGTGTTGTCGCTGGTAATGTTCGTCGTAGTAGTGAGATTGCGTTAGGTGATCCTGCTGATTGGGATTACATGACGATGAAGGATAAGAACCTTTATAGTGAACAATTAATGTCTCACCGTTGGGCGTCTAATAACTCTATATTCGCCGCTGTCGGAATGGATTATAGAGGCATAGCCAAGCAAATTGCCGAGAATGGCGAACCAGGATGTATCTGGCTTGATAACGTTCAGAATTATGGGCGTACGATTGACGGCAGACAGGAAGGTATCGATAAAAGAGCAATTGGGACTAACCCCTGCGCAGAGCAAAGCTTAGAGCACGGAGAGCTATGTTGTCTATGTGAAACATTTCCAGCCCATCACGATGATGTTGAAGATTATCACCGGACATTGAAATTCGCTTACTTATATGCCAAAACGGTGACGCTACTGCCAACGCATTGTAAGAAAACGAATTCTGTTCTTCTTAGAAATAGAAGGATTGGACTATCTCAAAGTGGAATCATCCAAGCATTCGCAAAATTTGGTCGCCGTAAAGTTTTATCTGAATTCTGCGGAAAGGGCTATGATGTTGTCCGATATTGGGATAACATTTATTCAGAATGGCTGTGCGTGAGCAAGTCGCTCAAATGCACTAGTGTTAAACCTAGTGGATCAGTTTCTTTACTTGCAGGAGCGACAGCTGGTATTCATTTCACTATCGCACCGACCAGATCATACTGGCGCAATGTACGCGTATCGAGTGACAGTATATTGATTAAAGCATTAACTGATGCTGGGTATCATGTTGAAAAGGCTGTTACAGATGATAAAACCAGTGTTGTAAGATTTGGAGTGTCGGAACCTGAAATCCCGACCGTATCTGAAGTTTCTATCTGGCAGCAAATGAAGAATGCTGTTGATTATCAACGATATTGGGCCGACAATCAGGTTTCTTGCACGATACAGTTTCAACCCGAAGAAGCAAAAGATATTCCTTGGGTTCTTGAGTCGTTTGATGATGAATTGAAAGGTGTTAGCTTTTTGCCGATAGAAAATAATGGCTATCCACAACAGCCGTATCAGCCAGCTACGCCAGAAGAAGTAGCAGCCTATAATGCAAAAGTGAAGCCTATTGATTTTGATAAATACTTTATAGAAGATGCCATTGGGACGAAATTCTGTGATGGCGATGCCTGCCAGCTTTAATCTATACTTCTCTTTAATTTGTTTGTGACATATTGAAATAGTTCTTGATTGCTTAGTACTTTTGGCATCAGACGTGATGGTATTTTATGGCTTGTTGCAAATGGTCTTGATCCAACACGATTTTCGATCCAAGTATCAACAACCGCCAACAATAAATCGTGATTCTTGATTTTCAGCAATTCTAGCAGTACGGTCCTTCCCTTAGAGTGGGGGAGTATCCTGAGCCGCTCCAGCACTTCTCGTTTATGGAACAGAAAATCATCTAGGGTTATTAATGCCATGCTGCTCTCGTGCTATAATATAAATACACGAGAACACTTTAAAAGGATTAAATGATGGATGAACATGTTGTTGTTGCATTTTTGACTATTGAAGATATCGTTGCTCTGTTTGCCGGTTTAGATAGCCCGACAGAGGTATTTAAGGTCGAGAAATTTTGGGAAAATTCTTACAACGTCAGCAAATCGATAGCGAACCGAACTTTCGACGGACGTTATAAAGATTTTAAGAATGTATTCGGCGATATTGGTGAGATGTTCGTCGGTGCTATTCTCAATGATTTTCCGACAGCTTTCAAAATCAGGCCGGGGCAAATTAGTTTTTGTGAGCCTGGCCAGAAGGGATATGATATCGAGGCTAGGCACGCTGTTGACGACGGCTTGGCTAGGATTCAGGTGAAGTTTCACAATCCATTCAAATCATTTGGTGAGGAAGATTCCAGCGAAGCCAGGAGAGCACTTGATAGCTTTGTGCAATCCACTGTGGTGGATGGCGAGATCTATTACAAGAGACACAGGATACTCATAACCACATCACGCGAGATTGACTATAGGGTTGGTGAAGTTGGTTATCCGGCGCAAATGATGATCTATACGCTTGCTGACTTGAATGCGGTCATATCTGGTAATCTCCCAGCGGCTTCTAACTTCTGGCATCGCCTCCAGGATTATCTCTTGATCACTGTTGATACCAAAATACCATTGCCGTCGCCGGTTGTTCCCTATCAGGAGCAACTTGATGACATAAACATGCTTGTATCTGAACTGCAAGACGGCAATGCTACTTTAATTGCACCGGTTGGGACGGGCAAAAACATCATTGGCATTGAAATTGCGAACAAAGTTGCGGAATAATGAAGACAATAATCATCAAAGCGAAGTTGAGAGCATTGGTAGATGATCAATTGCGTAGAGTTGCTGAATCTTTTGAATATTGGCGACCCAACAGACAACAGTACATAACCATCCAATCTGGCGGCAATGGTAACGATAGACTAGTCGCGAAGCTGCGTCGATCTGGTGTTCAGGTAGAAAACATTCCATCTACAACAGATGTTGATGTTGTCAAATTAGCCTATGCCAATGCGGTAGCGTCAAACAGGAATTTCGTCGTAATCACAACATACGACTCTGCTCATTTGATACGAGAAGCTGGGATAAAATCAGACCTCGAAATCAATGATGAGGCACACAATACAACGCTTCCCGATTTTGTGCAACAGGACGTGTATTGTGTTGGTGGTGGGCACGTGTTAAATATGACTGCTACACCATCTGTCTGTGATGATCTTGAACACAGTATGCGGCATGAGAAGTACGGTAAGTGGACTACTAGATGCGCAGCGGACGCCATTCGTAATGGCAGAATTGCTGTGCCGAATATCGTGTGGATGCCGCGCACTGAGTTAAGCAATGACCATAATGCTTATGTTTCGGCTGTCGTAGCCGGTTTCACCAGCCATAAGGCCACACTAAAATCCAAATCATATAAACCAGATTCGATAGGTGCTAAGCTGCTAGTAGCAATGCCAAGCATCGCTGACGTCCAAGCAGCCAAAAACAGTTTCGAAATTAGAGAATTATCTAGATCTGGTATTTGCGTAATTGCGATAGATTCTGAGAACGGTGCCTGGATTGATGGTATCACATATCCACTATCGAGAGCAAAAGAAGAGGTTTTAAGGAAGCTGCGGTCGTTGAAGCAAGAAGACGATGCTATCATAATTCAGATCGCAATGCTTACTGAGGGCATAGACGTGCCTGGATTGACGGGTTGTCTGCTGCTTCGTGGATTGAATGATAGAGGTACGATACAGTTTGTGGGGAGGGCCCTAAGGTTGATAGATGATGACAGGTGCCGTATTAACTCAGGCGAGATACCACGATCAATTGGACTCTATGATAAAGTTGACATACATCAGCGAGTTAAACCATGCGGTTTTCTAATACTTCCGATTTTCGGCGATGATGACATATTCAATACACGGTTAGTGTCTGGGCTTATTAGGAGTTTCAGGGATGAATTTGGATTCATTCCTACCGAGAATCAATTCCTTATCGATTCGTTCGGAGCACCGGGAGAACTTGAAGAAAGGATTAGGGAAGAAATCAGATCTGAATGGAGTAGCATACTTGAAGATGAAATCAGAGATATTTCGGACGTTTGGGCTATGAAATTGGCCCAAAAATACCCTGCAGAATATGCTCAACCGGTATTTGATAAAATCGGCAAAAAATATAAGGCTGGCGACCTCAAGGTAGCTATTAATGCTGGCAGAATTGGGAGCCCAGACGGAATCATTAAGATGCTAAAGAATACCGGCCAGGGTGTGTTTTCCGACGAACACAAACGAAAATTTGGTACGATTTATACACCTGAATTCGTCGTGGCTAAAACCGTCGATCTTGCCTTCAAATATCTCGACACAAAGATTGATTGGATCACGCTCAAATATTGCGATCCGGCCTGTGGCGACGGAAACTTCTTGGTTGTAATTCATTCCAAGTTGATGGTTCATGAGCAATTCGTTGCTAAGTTCCCAGATCCAATTGAGCGGTCTTATCATATTATAACACAGTGTTTGTACGGCTTTGAGATATTGCGTAATATGTGGGAAGCAACCAATATTCGATTGGTGTTGTTACACGCTGATGTTGTAGAGCAATTCGGTGGAGATTTCAGCAAGTACGCTAATATCGCGAACGAGCTACACATCTATCACGGCAACACGGTGAAATCGCCGCAAGACCCACAAGTATGGACTTGGACGGACAAAAAGGGAATCGAACATATGTCGCCGGATGAGAAAGTTGGTGAAGGTGGGCTGCTGCCAGAAGAACTTCGGAACATGAAGTTCGACGTGATCGTAGGTAATCCGCCTTATACGCATTTGAGAAATCTTGGCAATCGGCGATATGCCGCCTATCCAAGACAAAGAGATATGGCTCAAGTGTTTGTTAGATGGGCATTAGATCATCTGAGAGAACATGGGGTGTGCTCGCTCAATACAACAGACACTTGGTTGAATGTGAAGACGAGTGATGGAGCGTTGGAGACAAGAAAATTGCTTGATACTCGATTGTGTGAGATATTAGATGACAAAGAAATAGCGAAATATTCGATTGAGGATGGTGGAAATACGATAACTTTTATCATTTGCTTTGGTGCTTCTTCCGAGCGGTTGGTTAAATATGATGGCAAAAAGATCAACTATACAACAGATATGTTGTTGATGCCACGTTTTTTCCATGGCCTTTCTCCATTAGAGAACACATTTACGTCAGTACCGATTTCAACTTATACAGCTATGCGAGGATGCCGTAGCATCGCAAAATCCAACAAGGCATTTAACGACAGGGTAAATAACCTAATTTATGATGCACTTGATGGCGACAATTATTTTATTATTTGTAAGCGCATTATGGGTTGTCGTTCGAAAGGTTCTCGTTTTAAACTCATTAAATGTAATGAGATTGTTGGATATATCAATGCCAATCTAACAAGCGAAATCAAAAATTGCCCTGTATCACGAGTTGTCGGCCTGTGGCTTGTGGGCTATCTTAATACAAAACATGCTTTAAGTAATCTAAAGCATGTTTTGCGTTGGGGTGCTACTGATGGCAATGTCTCAGAATTAGATTGGCTATTGGTGGTTGCGGCCAGAACATTTGAGGCTATGCCAGTCCCTGACTACAATTGGTATTCTACTAATCGCCCGGAACAGACTAAAGCATTCTTAGCTTGGGTCGAGTCGAATATGCGTGATAAAGACGCATTTCTCAGCGGGATAGACGAGCAATTTGAGAAGCTAACCAGCTGATTGCTTCGAGCGCAAGACATATAATTTAGCCCTATTTTTTGATAATTGCGCATGATGGTACATCTACGTCTGTGCGCAATACTTTGAAGATGACTATTGGCAGCCAATCATCTTTTCTCGTTATCTCAATAAGATGACTATGTTTATTGCGCTGGCTGCCGTCTGGCAAACGTGGTTTCTGCGGATCGTTTTTGATGCTGTAGACTGTGAAGTCACCATCTATTAGTTTGGGATATTTGGATCGTATTGTCTTTTCCACGTCGCCCAAATCCCCATGAATACGATCTGGAAACAACATGTGTGGCCCGACGCAGGCGACATCTATCATCGCAGAGGAATTAGTACCAGATGGCCAATCTTCTGTAGTATATAACCGATTAGCTATAACCCAACCAGAGACGAATCTGAACATTGTCCAACCCTTTTGTTTCATGTTTTCTATATTCCAATAAATACTAAGCGATGTTTTAAAAGAATTTCTTTTGCCCCGGTAAGTCTTTTGATTTTGATTTTATTTTTGGTATATGAAATCGTGATTTGATAAATTTGTCGCCTTCAACGCTGCAATGTTGAAATACTATTTTTGAGACATAGCCTGCGGCAACAGCAGCTTTGAATCTTTTGCGTGAATGTGCATAGAGATATTTGTTACACAAGAAATAAATATCAAATATCCTAGCACTGCCCTTTTGATTGACTCGTGCTGCTCTGGCAACGCGCTGTCTAAATTCTGATGCCAATTTACCTCCTGTTGCCAATATTAGATTCTCACAGCCGCCTTTTAGGTCTAGACCACGCCGAACATTCTTTCCGCCAATAAGCACTTTCAGCTTTCGTTCTTCAAATGCTTGTAGAATTTTTGGTCTTTTTTTGCGTGGCGTTTGTCCATGGATAAACTCAGAATCTGGGATAATTTTTTGTAATGCATATCCAAGATCGTCACGCTCGACCAATATGAGCGTGCCTTCATCTGTGAATCTTTTGCAAATAGCAGCAATGAAACGATGAAATTTTTCACTGTACACCATTATCTCATTAACTGCTATATCAAAAGCAGAAGCATCATCTTTATTGCCGTCCTCGCCATAAGCAAGTGCGTAATATGTTATTGGAACTATTAGGCCAGTTTTCTCAATAGATTCTCTATTTTGTGAATAGATGACAGAGCCAAGATGCTCTTGTAAGACGAGATTCTCTACTGGTTTATCGGGGTCGTATGGCGTACCAGTCATGCCATATCGCCTTCGACCATTGAACCAATATCTAAATAAATTCTTGTAGGTCGATGAAGTACATAGATCACATTCATCGATAATTAGCATTTCGCATTTGCCGATTAGTTTATGGAGGGCGTCTGCTTTTTTTGATCTGCTGCGGAATGCTTTTAGCTTCGACTCGTATCTTTTGAACGCTTTCTCGAATTTCTTTTGAGCAGTTCCAGATTTGCTGTCTGAGAAATTTTTAAGCATAGGCTTTTCGGGCTTTTGCTTTGGCTTTACTAATGATTGGATTGATCCAATAATGATGAGTTGGCCGGAAGGCATCTTACCAGCATAGAAGAGCCCTGGTTCTTCACACACTTCTCGCAGTTTTAATCGTTGTCGAATTTGTTCTATAACCTGTATTTGCTCTGCGATTATAACTGTCGGACAGAGCAGAGTCTTACAAATACCAGAAATGATTTCTGTTTTCCCGCCCCCCATACTAATATCAAAGATCCCTACCTCTGCTTTATAGACTGTCTTAATGGCATCTATCTGGAATGGTTTTAATTTAATCCCTGGGAGGAAATCTTCTGTAATTAGTGATATGTCAATTGGCCTATATATCGGTTTTGGTCTTTTGTCAGCGACAGAGAGAGCCAGATCTTTTTCCTTACATAAAGCCCGAAGTTCGCCCAAGAGCGGTCTGGCGATGGTTTGATTGCTGCGGTTGTATTTGTGGTAGACACCATCCCATGCAGAGCCGCCAGACAGGTCGATATATTTAGCATTTGGCCTCTCTGCACTGAATCTTTTGTCAATTATTTCTTCTTCCCATACAGTTATATTAGATAATTGTATGAGCTTATTGGTGAGTATGTTAGCAATCATTTTATAGCAAATACCGACATTATTTACTCAAAGTAGTAATCTGTCTTTGAGTAAATAATGTTTTAGGGAGGATCATTATGTTAATTGAAGACGACCTTGATATCTCTGAAATGGATGATTTGTCAGAGATACACTTAGAAAATACAGAAGAAGTTTCCCCCGACGATCCGGGCTTACTATCTAAAAAGCATTATTTCATTAATGAGATAGTAGAAGATAAGTTACGTCGCTACATCTGGACCAATTGCACTGATGTAGCAATTAGAGACTCTATAATGGCTCATGCCCCGGAGCTGATAAAACAAATTATTCGCAAGCAGAATCTGCATATGATTTATCCAGGACAAGAAGAATCAGCGTTTGGGGATTTGGTTCAGACAGCCTGGGTGCAAGTCGAGCGGACATTATATAAGTTTAGAGCGAAACCGCATTGTAGAAATTGTTATAATCCCGATCGACCAGTTAGCTCGTCCTTATATATTCCTGCTGAATCAGAGTACGGCATCATCACATTTGAGCGATTATTTGATCCTAAATATTGTCCTCCAGGTAGCAGGAAAATTATTGTCTGTCGAAAAGGTGGTCGACCACCGCGATGCCCTTATTGTGATGCCGTTTTAAGTGCGACACCTGAAGTGGAGCCAAAACAAGGCACTTTTGGTGGTTCGACAACAATCTTATTCAGAGGGAATTCTAAAGTCTTTAACATGTGGTGCCTAACACCAGAAACTTTATTATTATCAAATAATGGCGTAGTTGAGTTAGGCGAGGTAGTTTCCAGTAATAGAGCTGCAGTAGCTGGTTCTAATGGGTTGACAAATGTAATCGCCGGCCTTACTAAGGGTGTGGTTGATACCCTCAGAATCCAAACCCAATATCGTTACGAAATCGAAGGGTCATTCGAGCACAAATTAAAGAAGCTTGGACCGTCTGGTCCAATTTGGTGCGAATTCAAGGATTTAAAAGTTGGTGATTTAGTAGGAATTCAGCTTAATCAACAGATCTTCGGTGATGATGATGATCTATCTGACATCAGACTGACCAAACGTGGCACTTGGGCTCCACCCAAACAGCTCACTGAGGAATTGGCATACATCATTGGTTTATTTATCGCCGAAGGTTCATATAGTTATAACCAGCTAAGGATATATAACACTGAGCGGGAGGTTATTAATAGGCTTGTTGGTAATAACCTCGGTTTAAATTTCTTAGAGCATAAAGCGGCGCAGTGTATTGCTTTAGATAACGCCAGATTTATTGAATTCTTGAGATTACTTGGGTTTGCTGACAACTTGAACGCCGAAACAAAGTGCATCCCATGTAGATTATTGCGGTGCTCTAGAAGAATAATTAGAGCCTTACTCTCTGGAATGTCAGATGGAGATGGTCATTCGAATAGGCATAACGGATCTGTTGGTTATACGTCAACATCAAAAGTGTTAATTCGCCAACTTCGAATGATTTTATTGAATTTTGGAATATTGACGAAAATACAACCAGATAAGAGAACAAAGAGGTTTTTTACTAAATCTAGATTTGGTCGAGCTTATACCAGTAGGCTGCTGCCAGCCGAACAGCTAACTTGTTCCACTTATTACTCAAACCGATTCTATCAAGAGATAGGTTTCTGGGTAAAACGTAAGCAGGATAAGCAGTTTAAATTGCCATCTGATAAGGAGCGATTACTTGGGATTAATGACAAATTCCGAGAGCTGAAGCAGAAATATGGCTGTGGCACTCTTGGTTATGATTCGTTGCGGAGAGTATTAAAGGCTTCATATTGCACGATTGATACGGCACGAGCTAAGATCCAATCATGGGCGTCGTATCAGAGCGATCCAGATTATCAGTTTATCGTTGATCGTTTAGATGAATTCGACAGGCCGAAGAACAATATTATCTGGGTACCAATAGTGTCTATTACTCCGTCACAAAGTCCAGTATGCGAGATAAACGTTGCTGCTGATGACAGTACTTATATCGCGAATGGTTTTATATCTCATAATTCTCAGGTATCCAGGACGGTTATTTTAGCTTTTGTTAAAAAAGAAGGGCGTGATCGTAAGAATTCTTCAGCTTATAAAGATTACTTATGTAGTTCTAGCAGAGTTGATGAGGACCGCCTGAAGAGATTCTTTGCTGAAGCGTCTCAGATATGCAAACATAATAGGGATTATATGAAGTGTGTAGAAGCACTTGCGCATGTAATCGAAAAAGACGACAAGCCATATGATGGGCTGATTGGTAAATTGGTTGAATATTCGGGCCTATCAAGAGTACAAGTCAATAGTTTTATAAGAATGCTAAGACTTCGTAGCCACGAATTCACCGACTCACCACTAAGCCATGAAAATGAGCATGACAGGCAATTAAAGAAACAATTCCTTTGCCAGGATGACGAATAATGCCAGAATTTTCATCTCCATTTACTGAACCACTGAATGGTAGAAAGCTTACTAAAGATGAGCTTGTTAGGGCAATTCGATTTGCGATTGCTGCTGAATATGAGGCGGTCCAGATATATAAACAAATTGCTGATGCCACTGATGAATTGTCTGCTATCAACGTTTTAAATAGTGTGACCGACGAAGAGAAAGTTCATGCTGGAGAGTTCCTCAAACTGCTGAAGGAGCTCGATTCTGAGGAAGCTAAGCATTACGAGGAAGGAGAGAAAGAGGCCGCTGAGGAGATAGAGTCAGACACAGTAGAAGAGTCTATTACAAAGCAAGACTGGGATACCGGTATTGCGAAAGGAGACAAAGAAGCGTTCTGGGAATATGTAGTATGCAACAATGAAGAGGGTTGTGATTCTGGTGAGACAGGTGCGTTGTCGCAAAAAGAACTTAATCGATTGAAAAGAGAATGGGCTGGTCTTGACTCTAGTGACAAGCTAAAGTGGCATCGTCTTGCAGAATCAATTCAAAGAATCTATACTTCAATCGACGAGAAAACTGTGACTGCTGAAGATCTCAATCGATTCATAATTGAGACAAGCCCAACAAGCATAGCAAAGCGCATTCAACGGCAGATGAGACATAGCAAAGCTGATCCTCGCAATACTAGTCTTGGGCGTCAAATCGATGATAAAACAGACCATGAGCCAGCAGATCACAATGACCCCACCACCACATTACGCGGTAAGTATGCTGTGCGCCGACAAATTAAGCGTAATAAAAGGCATCCAGAGAGATTTCGGGAAGCAATAGAGTTTTTAACTACTAATAATGGAAAGCCCATATCGGAATGTAATATAAAGGGACTAAATGATCCTGCTGCGTTATCTGTGTTGATAGCAAGATTATCGCAAAAGCCAAGCCGATTTGAGCGTAAATGGCTTCTGTCTCTTAATGACGCAATATGCGGAGTATCTAATGCCTGAAGATATCAGCATGGACGAAGAGCTTGAGGCTCTGTTATCCGATTTACAAGAAGAAAATCAACCTGAGGAAGAAGATGCGTCTGAATTGGAGGTGACAGAATCTTCAGAAGCAGCAGGGGCTTTAGCTCCTATACCAGATCCAGAAATGAGCGATCCAGCTGAGGATGTGGAGGGAGAAGAACCTCCAAATCTTCCAATAGAGCAATCTCCAACTAATCTCGCTGATTTACAGGAAGTCATAGAAAAATTTGATCATGATTATAACGAAGTTCAAGCCAATTTAAAGCGTGATCGTGGCAGAATTGATACTGTCATCGATCTTTTGTTACAGCGCGTTAGAGGCAACGCTGACGCCGAAACTGATACAATGTCACTTGTTAAGGCACTTGGAGTTCTAGCAGACACAAACGGGCATGCAGTGAAATTGCTTGATTCTAGATCGAAACTGCTATCAGCCACTAAAACTGTTGTTAATGCGAATCAAACTAATGTTAATATAACTGGTGTTGATCCTGAGCTGCAAAATATATTAGCGCAGCCACCTGAAGAGGATGAGTAATGGCATTTACTTCAGCTCAAGCTCAGGTCATACGTCGCTGTAAAGATTCCACTATATTCTTTCTCAAGAACTTCGGTAAGACGAAGCACCCATCAGCAGGTATGCTTCCGTTTAATCCGTTTGGATACCAGAGAATAGCATTAAAGGCTTTTAGAAAACATCGATATAATATATTCAAGAAATGTCGGCAAACTGGTGCCAGCAAGATTGCTGGAGCGTATGCACTTTGGTTTGCGATGTTTTTCTCAAATAAGACCATATTAATAGTTTCACGTACGGACGGTGATGCTATTAATTTTTTGAGTGAAAACATCGTGTTTTTGTTCCGCCATTTGCCACAATGGATGCAAGATGCTTGGAAACCGATTAAAGAGAATGAGCACGAAATACGGTTTCCGAATGGATCTCGCATTAAATCATTAACATCTCATCCTGACGTTTTGCGATCTAATGCTTCGTCATTGAATATTATCGATGAAGCCGCGTTCATTAGAGATATGGGAACAATGTGGGCAGCCGGACAGCCGACATTGATCCACGGTGGCTCTGTTATAGTTGTTTCTACGACTTGTGGTGTTGGCGGTTGGTATTGGAGCACATGGACTGATGCTGTCGCTGGATTGAATAACTTTAATCCCATCAATATTGATTGGTGGGATATGGATTGGGAAATACGATATCGCGATGACATGACTGGTGAAATTAAAGTCATCGCTCCAATTGCTGGCATTCGTGATTGTGAAACACCTGAAGAGATTGAAAAATACGGTCCTAAATGGTCGCCATGGTTAGAGGAACAATATCGCGAATTGCAAGAGCGTGGAGAAGCATGGAAGTTTAAGCAAGAGATTCTGGCCGAATTTGTTGGATCTGGCAGTACGATTATCGACGCTAAGGTTTTGGCCTACTTAGCTACAATTATATCTGACGAGTTTAAGCGTGTCAAAGGGTTACAGACTTACGTTCATCCTGTTAAGAATGAACATATTAAAATCAATTTCAATGGTGGCAATAGAAGAGAATTAGATAAAGATGAAGGCTTATGGGTTTGGAGAAAGCCGAATTATGGCATGCGTCCAGTCTATGATGGAAAACGGATAGTAAAACATGGAATACCACCACATCGATATGTAATCGGGATCGATATCGCTACAGGAAAGGGACGTGATTATTTTGGCCTTGAAGTATTAGACGTCGATGCTCAAGAGCAAGTAGCAGAGATGATGATTCGAACTCTGCCAAAATACTTCAAACTTCTAGCTGATTATATTGGACGCTGGTATAACAATGCTCTAATGGTCATTGAACGCAATAACGGCGGTGATGCTTTTATTGATGATATGCGATATGATTTGATGTATCCAAACTTATGGCGCAAAACAGATATCAATGACAGGCCCACTAGAGGACAAAAACGTAACTCGATTAAAGTAGCTGAGTACGGTTTTTATACTGGTCAAGCATCTAAACCGACACTTAATAAAGCATTGATAGATTATTTGCAGCCAGAGGGCGGCTACAAAGTCTATAGCCGCCGGTTATTAAAGCAGTTACAGATTTATGTTCGCAAGAAAGATCGAGCTGGCCGTGATACTGATAAAACTGAAGCTGAAGAAGGACCAGGAAATCATGACGACTTAGTAATAGGTCTTGGTTTAGCTTGTATCGGTATCAATGACGCTGCAACGCAAATAAGTGGCGGTTTAATACCATTCCAGGAGTCGATGCAAGGGGATCTTGGTATAATAGAAGGCCAAGAGAGTCATATCAAACTCGATCAAACTGTATTAGCACCTATGGGTGGCTTTGTTGAAATACCGCCCGATGTCAGTATTCCTAGTGAAATTATTAGATTTGCAGAGCAGTTAGGTGCTTTGCCGACAAGTATTGAGAATATGCCACCTGTTAATCGTCAGAAGCATAAGCTAATCATTTAATTATTTAATCTAATTTGTCGCATAATGAGAGTCATCGCAAACCTCCTATAGGAGGCCAATATAATGCAACTACTCCCATTTAAAATGCAGCAGGTCTCTACGCAGACTGTAAATTGGGGATTAATGTGTGAAGGTATTCCTAGCCTTTGGAAAATCACTAAAGGCCATGGTATTAGAGTGGCGATTATCGACACTGGCATAGCATTGCGCCACCATGATCTTGCTGATGCAATACTTAAAACGATAGACTTTACTAAAAGTAGAAATGGTGCTGATGATATATTGGGCCATGGCTGTATCGCACCTAATGATAAAATTTATACTAATTTATGTGGACTGCAGCAGATTTCTGAATTTTTCGACAGAGTTGGTGGAGTAACACATTTTCTAAACGATGGCTCAATTACGAAAGATATAAGTAGATTCAATATTAAAACTATTTCAGCTGGCTTAGATGGACACAGTGTACCATCAAAGATTACGGCTGTTCACAAACTGAATTATGATGGACCAATTTACAATATTACCACACGCGAAGGCGATTTGACACTGACGCCGTGGCATCCAGTATATGTTGTATCTTCTAGACGTGGCAAGGAGATGACAATAGTTGACAAACGCGCAGATGAATTATTAATTGGTGATAATATTCTTGCAACAGGATTTTGCAATAATTTTTGTGGCTATTTCAGAATGCCACTGCATACTAGATGGATTTGTAGATTTTGTGGCTACGTTGCAAGAGCAGGCAAGAGAAAACAGTGTCGCAAATGTAATAAGCATAATTGGCATAATGGGCCGACAACGTATGATATACCATTAAATGAAGATTTGGCTTTTTGGATTGGTCTAATCATTACAGATGGTCACCTATTCAAATTAAAAGCTGCTGGATATATAGATTTTAGCTCATCTGTAGAAAGTAGTCTTGGTGCGTTGTATGACAGATTAACTAAACAATTATTTAATATTGAGACACATTGCAGACAGCGAAATAATTGTTATAGCTATAGATTTTGTAATAATGATTTACACAATATGCTTACTGCTATTGGAATTCCAAACGGGAATAAATCGCTAATTATACGGATACCAGAGCTGATATTGAAATCGCCAAGATCGGTGATTATGGCTTTTTTAGCTGGCATAATCGAGGGTGACGGATGTGTCAGTGGTAACAGAGTTAGAATTGGAACATCGAGCATTGGTTTCGCTAATGATTTGGTTGATTTAGCGCGAATGTTAGGTATTCGTGCTTCATATGGTGTTTCTTGTTCAGATAAAACGAATTTTAAATCTGTTAATCCATACTATATGGTTCGTCTTGCTAGTAGTAATGAATTAGTATCTTCACTGCGAATCAAGAAATGTAAAGCTAGCAAAAATGAGTCCAGATGTACTACTACCATTAGTAGTATTTCTAAAGCACATTATTCTGGTAACTTATACGATTTAACCATTAAAGATCATCATAAATATGCTGCAAATGGCATGATTGTGAGCAACACATTTTGTGCTGGGGTAATAGGAGCACGTCAAAATGGCCCATGTATAGTTGGTGTTGCGCCTGAATGTCAGTTGTTAGTTGCTAAGGTCGTATCGGATAATGGTGCATGTTATGATCAGGCTGTTATAGATGCTTTATACTGGGCTGCTGAGCAAGGAACTGATGTAATCTCTATGAGCGTTGGATCTCCAACACCAACTGAGGAATTACATAGTGCTGTTATTAATGCATCGCAAAAAGCAATAATTGTGTGTGCAGCTGGGAATAATGGTCCAGCACTTGATTCTGTAAATTACCCGGCACGCTATACAGAAACTATTGGAGTTGGTGCTGTTGATCGTCGTAAGCGTGTGTCAAACTATTCATCGCGTGGCGATCGTGTTGATATTGTGGCACCAGGCGATGAAGTAGTTTCTTGTTGGCCACCAAACAGGACAGCGATGCTAAGCGGTACAAGTGCGGCATGCCCATTTGTTGCTGGTGTTATTGCTCTTATTGTCGCTGACAGGAAACAAGACAATAGAGCTACGTTGCATAGAGATGAAATGCTCAATTTGTTGAACGAATCGGCAATCGATATTGAAAAGCCAGGAAGAGATAAGCTTAGTGGGTTCGGGCTTATAAATCCGGTAGCCCTATTACGTGAGTCGGACGAGCGTTATCCGAAGTAATCAAGACCATCTGTTTATGAAGTAAATACTATAAACAGATGGTCGATATATGATTGATTGGACAGATACAACTGCACGATTTGGCTATAATAATATACCATCGGCAAGAAGACCGAAGGTTGTTTGTGCTTGTGATAAGTGCGGTAAAAAGGCAATAATAACCATCAGGATTAAAAGCAGAGTTATCGACAATCAGATGCCGTGGATCTGCCATTCTTGTGTTAAGAAAAATGAGTCATCTAATATATCTGCTAGGATGAAGAAGCAGTGGCAGGATGCAGATTATAAAAAAGAACGGCAAGAAGGAACCAAGAAATTACTAGAAGATGAGGGATTTAGGAAGAAACACAAAGATTCTCTTACAAAAACAAAATCACAACCAACTATTTTGACACAGCGGGCATCGGCGTCTGCTCGCGCATTGTGGCGTAATGATGACTATAGAGCAAAAACGCTGGCTGCTATTGCTGCATCCAAAGAAAAGCTACGAGCAGTTAGGGATTCTGAATCATATAAAACTGCTGTTGCGAAATCATTTGCAGAGCATCGCCCGCATAGCTCAATACAGCTTTTGCTATATAATATATTAGATAGTTTGGGTGTACAATATGAGCGTGAGGGCATAGCTACTAGGGTAGGATACTACAGTTTTGATTGCTTGATCTACGCCAATGATAAGAAATTATTGGTCGAATGTCAAGGCGATTATTGGCACGAACTATCCAGGGTCCAATCACGAGATAAAGCCAAATTCACTTATATTTCTTCATATTTTCCTGAATACGAGATATTATACATCTGGGAGCACGAGTTCTACTGCAAGGATAAAGTAATCGATAAGATTAAATCAAGACTAGGGATTAGTACATTAAATGTGGAATTTAGCTTTTCTGACGTCAAAATAGTATGCGACTATCCAAACCATGATGTGCGTAATTTTCTAGATTCATATCATTACATTAATCGCGGCCGTAATGGTATGAATTTCTGCGCGATTCATAAAGGTGAGATGATTGCTTGCGCTGTGTTTAATAGACCATTAAGACAAACCACAGCACAACAGTTTAGGCTGGCGAATGAAGACGTTTTTGAATTGGCTCGTTTTTGTATTCACCCATCTTATCAGAAGAAGAATTTTGCTAGCTGGTTGATATCAAAGATGCTTAAGCTGGTAAAATGTAAAATAATTGTTGCTTATTCTGACTCTACAGTCGGGCATCGTGGAACAATCTACAAAGCCAGCAATTTCAAACTACATCATGTAGTACCAGCGGACTATTGGTACGTAGATAAATCCGGTCATGTCATGCATAAGAAAACACTGTACGACAGGGCAACTCGAATGGGTCTTAAGGAGGCAGCATTTGCCGAAAAATATGGCTACATTAAAAAATATGGTGGTGAGAAGCTGTGCTTCGTGAAGTATCTATGAGGTAATTATGCCTGCTAATTGGCTAGTATGGGACAGGATTAGAGAGTTTGCTCGCTCTAATCGGATATACCAACAGGAACGCATTCTTCAAGATCAGTCTTCTATAGATAAGTTAGCTGTTGGCGGGGATTTCCTAGACTTTTCTTCTCAGAATGCAATTCTCCAGCAGACCAACCTTCAAATCAATAGGCTTGAACGCTACAAGGATTACGAGCAGATGGATCAGACCGGCGAGATCAGCTTAGCGCTTGATCTCTACTCAGATGAGTGTTCACTTATAGATCCGGAGTACAAGCACGGTTTGATTATAAGAGCTGCTAATAGGCGGATTAAACAGGATTTGGAGGAGTTATTCTTCGATACTCTTCTGATTGATAGATGGCTCCGACCTGCCGCTAGATATTTGTGCAAGTTTGGTGATGCAGCATTTGAAATAGTAACGGATCGAAATCGTACTGGTATATCATCGTTGCGGTTTATGAACATTTATAATTTTACTCGCATTGAGACGAGATTTGGTGATCTGGTTGGTTTCTTCTATCAGGATGAGATATATCCGGAACCGGTATTTATGCACCCGTGGTCGTGTATGCACATGCGACTGACCAATTTTGAGTCTGTGTACGCACCTTATGGACGTGCGGTTATAGATGGTTCTAGGAAGCCATTTAAACAACTGAGGTTAATGGAAGATGCCTCGCTAATTTATCGTATCACCAGAGGCCCTGAGAAGAGAAAGTACAAAATTCCAGTAGGCATGATACCTCCGAAAGAGGTGCCAGAATATCTGTTAAGCATCGCCAGGTTATTCAAGAGACAGAGATTTTACAATCCTACTACTGGGACGTTCGATGAGAGATTTTCGCCCATCGTTCAAGAAGACGATTTCTTTTTACCAATGCGTCCTGATGGTTCTGGCCCAGATATCGAGGTTCTCCCTGGTGGTGAGAATATGGACAAGATATCGGATATTGAATATTTCAAGAAGAAAATGATATCGCCTCTGAAAATACCATTTGCACGTGTCGGCATTGGCGAAGGGGCGGGCGAGCCAAATGAGAAATCTCTAGCTCAATCAGATGCGGAATTTGCAAAGGCTGTTCAGTGGATACAGTCAGAAATAGCATTAAGCTTACAAAAAATTGGTATTGTTCACCTAGCGTTACGTGGTTATTCTGTTCAGGATATTAAGGGATTTAGCTTATCACTAGCTTCTAGCTCTGCTCTTGACGATTTATACAGGATGGAAACGTGGGCTACTAGAGTAAGTGTAATGGCTGATTTAAAGGACATTGGTTGGTTCCCCAAGACATGGATTGTTACTAGATTCACTGACTTGTCACCTGATGAAATCCAAGAAATGGAAGAATTAGCTGAGAAGGAATCATCAGGAGAAGAAGAGGGAGAAGGCGGCGGTGGCGGAGCTGTAGGTGATATAGGCGAGTTGGCTGGTGAAGGCGGCGAAGAGGGAGAAGGCGATGAGATGGAATTTGATATCGGCGGCGAAGAAGGGGACGAAGTGGAAGATGAGGGAGAAGGTGATGATGAGGAATTTGAATTAGAGGGCAGAGAAGACGAACGAAGAATTTTACTTGAAATAGCGAGAGATACACGCCGAGGTAAACGATATAGCGACATAGTAAAATTGTCTCGACGTGGCATCAAACTCACAAGCCCGTTCCAATACTTGCTTGAATCAAAAGAGTTGGATGGCCTTACAAGAACAGTTAGGGTCAGTGATGACGAACTATTGAAAGAAGGTTTAGATAAAGACCCTGGCCTCTTGGTGGAGTGGTCTACCCCAAAGAAGGATCGTGAAGAGGCCATAGCAGAGTTTAAAAGCGTTCTTAAAAACCAGCCTGCAACTGTTGAGAACGATACAGATGTTAGCCAGGAGGACCTACCTACCTAGGTTCTAAGCAAACACTATAATGTAAGCCAAAATCGAATTCTCCGGTTTCGGAGTCGGTTGTAATCAATAGGGAGTTGTACATGGCCACTAAAGCCAAATGTCTCGTATTGGACAGCAGGAAATTCCTTGGGACTATCAATAGCTCTGCCCAAGCCAAAGTGGCTATTTACGAGTCACTGGTTAGGCGATTAGGGCAGAAGGCAGGGGGCAAATGGCAGCTCGCAGCCCTGGGCAAGAAGGATCTCTTCATTGAGGATTCTAACGGCTCCTATTACGCTGCCGATCACCAGCAGCTACATGGTGGCAAGGTCAATATAACGAACATTCGGCCTGTGAAAATTGTTGAGGGGCAGAAGAAATCATTATTTGAGCAGAATTGCCGTGGCTTGGTTAATGCCATCGAAGCCAATGATCAACGGGCAATGCGGACGACGTTCAATAATCTTGCTGCTCAAAAATTCTCTCCGCATACTATTCCGACATCTGGTATGGTTCGAACTCGTGACGGTGTGGTCCGCAGGCTTCAAGTTGAATCGAATGAGCAATGGACCGGCCCGCAAAAGCAGAAACTGATAAAGGCTTTTGTTGAGAGCCTGTCTGATTCTATTGTTCTGGAGCATGGCCAAATCATCAGTGCCACATTCAATGGAGATCGTAGACAGAAGTTACCAGTAAGCGAATGGACCTGTCGTAAGGTTGTTGGTACGCATATGCGTGAAGCAGCCAAAGATGCATATAAATCTGACGGCTTCCAGAAGCGGATTTATAAGGTTGCTCAGCTTATTGACGGCGACAAGATTGCTGAAGCGGTAGCCGGAGTCAAGGATTTTCTGACTGAGCAGCAAGAGTTTTGCTTATTGACGCGACAAGAGTGTCAGGCTCTTGTAGAGAATGCTTTGGCGTCAAGAGCCATAATGAACCAACAACTGTGTAACGATACTGCCACGCTATTCTATCGTACGAATCTCAAGGTCAATCGTGATTCGATTCTTAAGGAATGGCGTGCAACGGCTGTCAAGTCGCAACACCCAACACTACTCGAAAACGTCAGCGTTTTAGAGAAGTCGAAGAATTTCGATAGTGACTATGACACATTCTTGAATATGATATTCAATGAGGCGATGTCACCACGAGATGAAGAAGTTAATGCGTATCGCACTGCACTTGACTTGCTTCGCAACAGCCCGAAGATTCAAGAAGACGTCGAACTCAAAGAGAAAGTCGATGAGTTGATTGAGAAGCTGTCGGAATCGGAAGTCGATGACGCTACAGTTTATTTAGTCCGCGAAACATTAGCCTCTGCCCATAAAGAGTTAGAGGCCATGGACACTTTGAGTGATTACGATGCTGTCGGAGGCCCTGAGACGAATGCGGGCATCGAGCAGGGAGAAGAGCTTGGTGAAGAGATAGGCGATGAGTTAGACCAAGGAGATCTCGGTACTGCCGGAGGCCAACCTAGCATCATCATTAACTCTCCTCTGATTCAAGTCGGCGGAACGTCTGGAGCTGCTCCGGAAGCTGGCGGTGATGAGTTCGGTGGTGAGGAGGAGTTTGACTTCGAAGACGAACTCGGCGATGAAGGCAGCGAAGAAGAAGACCTCGAAGAGCTTGGCCTCGGCGATGAAGAAGAGGAAGGCGAGGAAGAGGATTTCGAGGACTTCGGCCTTGGTGGTGAAGAGGAAGAAAAGGATGTCAACATAAATCTCGACAGCAAGCAAAAGACCGATGAGCCAATATCCGAGCGTGTAAAGCGTAAGGCGCTTGGGATATCTGAAGACAAAGAATGGCTCAAGAACAAAATCGCCGAGCGAGAAGGTAAGAAAGGCAAGGATGAAGTCGAAGACGAGTGTGAATGTGAGGGCGATGAAGCTGAAATGGAGTGTGAAGATTCTGATCCATACGCTATGGGAGAATCAATCGACTTCACATCTAGTATAGGTCTAGATTACGGTCAGTCTATTCTTCGTGATGAAATGTCAGATGTTGTTACCAGTATGTTTAAACTGGCTGAAGACAAGGACTTCGAAGATGTTGATATCAAGAAGTTGGCCGTAGAGGCGCTTACTACTTCTGGAATTCGTGTTCCTGAGCATCGTATGAACGCTACTGTTGACAATCTTGTAGAGCAATTTGAAGAAATTGCAGAAGATCAGTACAAGAATGGCACTTTGATGCGACGGCGAAATCTTCGTCGGTCAGCATTAAATAAAGTCGAGCGTAAAAAGCCTGTCGGAAGTTCGACACATGAGATTGAGGGCGAAACCCCTGAGGCTGATGCTGGTTTTACTGGCGAAGAGCCGAAGAACGAGTCTCGTATTCGCCGCAATATAGTGTGGCTTGAACATGATGAAGCTGGCAAAGGGATGAAAGGAGACCTAAATGGTGTTCGATTCATTCTCGATTACGCCGAGCCATTGGTTGTTTTGAGCGAAGATGGTAGTGTCAATGTGCCTGTCCCTGATAATCTCATCGAAAGCGCATTAGCAGCTGCCCAAATTAAGAAAGGCAACAGCAAGCCCTTCTCGAAATGGCTGGTTGAAGGTATTGAACAGTTCCGGCCAATTTCGGAAGAGGAAGATCGTGTTCTTGATGAGGCGGTAGCTACTGTAACTGCTAGTGGTGATGGTTCAGTATCAGTATCGGTCGATACTGGTGCCGAAGGCGAAGAGCCACAAGTAGAAATTGGTGGTATGTCTGGCGTTGCAGCTATTGAACCAGTAGCTGAGATAGAACCGATGAAGCCTGTAACTGAACCAGCCATTGGAGCAGAGGAGCCAGAACCCCTGGAGACAGATGCCGATGAGATGCCTAACTTTGAGGCTGGTAATGCACCTGAAGAAGAGCCTGAAGAGGAGTCAGAGCCAGAATTGGAGGGCGAGGAGAAGATCCAAGAGGATAAGGATATCACAGATCCTAAAAAGGCCGACTACAACACTACGGAGCAAGATCTACGGCAGTCTCCAAAGGAGAAAGGTGCTCAGAAGCCTAAGGGAGGTAAGGAATTAGAAGGCTTTGATAAGACACCGGCTGATGTGGATGTCAGTACGAAGTCAGCAGCCAATCTTAAGCCGGTGAAAGCTGGCGAAAATAGAATCTAGCTCTGCAATCCTGTAATTACCCAGCCCTCAAATACATTCGCACGGACTATTCTAACTGCAATAGCCAACGCCACGGCCACACTTCTTGCCGTGGCGTTGGCGTATATATCATCAAAGATACTGTGAAATAGATACTCTCGAATTGAAGGTGGTATATGTTCGCAGGAATAATGGCAATCCTGAGTTCTATTTGTTCAGTCATCGCTAAAATTATTGCTGCAATCCCTTGGCAGGTCTGGGCGGCGCTTGTTATATTCCTATTTGGTGGGTGGGTGTTTTACGGCGGTTCGTGTCGTGATTTTTGTTGCAGCAGAACGCGTCCACCAAGACCAGAGAAATGGGATGAGTTGCAAGTATCTAGTGTTGACACAGGTGCAACTATCAAGTGTAAGGGCGGTCGTCGTGGCAAACGAACTAAAACCGTAACCTTAGCCCATATCGCTGCTCCTTCAGATATATGGGCAGAGTCTAGCCGCGTTTCACTTGAAAAGCTTGCTGGATCAACTATTAGAGTCCAGAAACATGGGTTGTTCAGATCGACCCCCGACGATGCTGAAAGTACTTCTGAAGATGCCCCAGAAGACGATACTTTAGAAGGTGCTTCGGAGCCATTGGAAAGTAAGATGATGGTAGAAATCATCTATAACATGAATGGGCAATGCTTAAACACGGAGCAAGTGCGCCTTGGGATGGCCAAATTATTGCCAGGTGCCCCAGAAGATTGGAAGAAGTACGAGGACGAAGCGAAGAAGAACAACCTTGGAATTTGGAAGAAGATGTAAATAATCTACAGTTTCGTTCTGTAATCCTATGGTTCCTAAAACACTCAACTGCACTTTGATGTAAAGGGCGATATTATGGTACAAACAATTGGCGGAATTGTAATCGTGGGTGCTGTGCTCATGCTCTTCTATTGGATTTGGAAGACATGGCTCAAGGACTCTTCGATTGGACAAACAACAACAGGAACAGCCATCACTGCCGCGCTTGATACAGCGCAGCTGACGACCAATCTCGGATACATCGAACTGTTGAGCAGAATCGATGTAGTGAAGTCGTCGCCTGATGCAGTAAAGGCTTGTGAAGTACTAGCCGATGTGCTCTGGCAGGGCGCAATAACATCATGGAAGACTGCTCAGGCGGCATTGGATGAAGACAAAACTGTGACTGAGACGAAGACCGTTAAAGTTGCAACTACTGACGGCACTGTTGTGGAGGTTCCTGTATCATGAAGAAAGCAGTACTGCCGATTGTTGCTATAATATTGTTAGCTGCTGGCATAGTAATGGTTGTGAAGCCGGAGTTGGTGCCGCTGGGATCTTATGGCAGCATTGAGAGAGCAGTTATTATCCGCGAGACGCGAACAGATACACCACTTTCTCAACAGTGGATTGAATTGTTCGTTGCTGCTGAGAAGCTTGGTATTCCAGTTTGGGATAAGGATGTCCTAGGAAAAGCCAAGAATCCTTCTCCAGAAGCACAGCCATACCTTGATGCTGTTGGTAAAATAGAGCTGCCAGCATTAGCTTTGAAATGGGCGAACGGTGATATCACTGTTCAATCATGTCCGTCTACCATTGACGCCTTGAAGAAAGCAGCAGGTAAACAATGAGCCTCTATATCACCGACGACAATTTTGCTGATGTAGTACGGGAAGGTGAGTCAGCCGGTTTCCTGGCTGGTGCTTTGCCACGGCAAACACAAATCGGCGACTTGGTATGTGCTCCTGTTTTCTCCGAACATATACCATTAATTCCAGAAAGCGAATGGAAAGACAGAATCCAACAAATGACTGCTGCTGGTGCGTTTATTGGCCAGCGGTGGCAAAGCGATCCTAGAGCCGATTATCAAAATGGCCTTGGTTTCTGTTGGGCTTATAGTTTAAGCCAATCTTGTATGGCTGTTCGTCACACTATGGGACAACCTTTTGTCCAGTTATCTCCTGAATCTCTTGCAGAACTCACCGGCTACAGAAATGCTGGATATTATCTAGATCGTGCCATAGAATATACATCAGCGAATGGTATTGCAAGCCGGGCGACGGTTCCGCAGCATAAAATTACATTGTCTCAATGGAATCCCGCTTATAAAGAAGAGCGGCTGAACTATATGCCACTAGAATGGTGGGATCTTGGTGGCAAAGATGTCTGGGCTGAGACTGTCACTGCCCTCTTGCAGGGATGGGGTTGTTATGTTGGTTATAATTGGTGGCGACACGCTGTATTTCTTGATATGCTCCGTGTACGCAATGGTCGCATTGAGGTTCATACTCCCAATTCGCACGGTCCTGGCAACGATGCTTGGATTTCTGGTTCAAGAGCCGTACCATCGATGGGGTCATTTGTGCTTCGTGGCATGACATTAGGCCAAAATTGAGGCTGGACATGCCAAAGAAAGCATTCATCACAGGCATTACTGGGCAGGACGGATCGATGCTATGCGAGCTTCTCCTTTCTAAAGGTTATGAAGTTCATGGACTGATACGCCGTTCAAGTAGCTTCAATACTGAGCGTATCGAGTCGATGTATCAGGACCCGCATGTGAAAGAAGCACGGATGTTTCTTCACTATGGCGATATGACCGATGGTATAGGTCTCTCTGATCTTATCAAGAGGGTTGCACCAGATGAGGTCTACAATCTCGCAGCCCAATCAGTTCATGAAGATTCTATAATACCAGTCCTAAATGCTAGAAAAGGATATGCGTACCACGCCCGTATCAAAGACCTATGGAACGATCAGGTAATTGGCGGTAAAGTTGTTAGAATTGAGAATATAGATGGTGTCGATGTTGAAGTTATAGATGTTAAACAACATAGTGGAACCCCACACGCACTCGGTTATTGGAACGGCATGGGGACATTCTTCCCAATCAAGCAAATATCGAGACATCGATATATCGGCAAATTAGCCGATATGAGGCAGAAGTGGGGTAGAATAGTAGTTACTCCAAATCATAGCATCTATGATTCAAGAGCCCAATTATGCAGGCCAAACGATAATCCAGAATTGCTGTGCATGCGCAAATTAAACTATAGCAATTATAACCAACGAGAAATATTTGACTTTGCTGGTTGTATTAAGTTGTTGTCGATAAAGAAGAGTATCAAAGCGTTGAATGGGTATGTGACCTATATCGGAGAGCCAAGTAAATCTATAAAACGTGTGCTCTCTGGTCATGATCTTCTAAACTTTATGAAATTTGTAGGTGCTTATGTTGCAGAGGGTTTTTCTTCATATAATTCTGCAAATAGAAAATGCGTCGTGGGCATTTGCAATTGTGATAAAGAATGGTTAGAATCATTAAGGGATGATTTGGCCGATTTATTTCATGTACCTACATGTATAACTAAGCATAAGAAGAAAAAAGAACATCACAAAGACTTATATCAATTGGAATTCGCATCAAGGCTGTTATATGAAATATGTAGGAAACTATTTGGTGAAGACTCAGGAACAAAAAAACTATTTGACGGTGTGTTTTCTTACCCAGAAGATTGTCTAAGAACATTATTGGAATATGCTGTTTTCGGTGATGGGTCGATTGTAAGCCGAAAACGAAATAATACTATCAGATATACAACCACATCAGACATGCTGGCGGCACAGATGTGTTTCCTATACGATTTGCTGCAAATAGACTATTCATTCTCATGTAGCAGCTTTACTAATGAAAAATGGGCTGATAAATATGAAATTAGAGAGTGCACTTATTATCAGCCACATCAAGGAATTGATGACAGAAAAATTGAATGGATTGACTACGACGGTTATGTTTATGATATTTCCGTAAATGAGGTTAACAACTTTGTTATTGGCACTGGCAATGTTGTTGTACACAATTCACACGTCCGCGTAAGTTTCGATATGCCTGTCTATACGACACAATCGATAGCTATCGGAACGTTGCAGTTATTAGAAGCAATAAGGGGTTTCAGTGCTAAAATCAAATTCTATCAGGCTTCTAGTAGCGAAATGTATGGCAAGGTTGTTGAAACTCCACAAACAGAATTGACACCATTCTATCCACGCAGTCCATATGGATGTGCAAAAGCGTTTGCATACTGGCAGACAATCAACTACCGCGAAGCTTATGGCATATTCGCATGTAACGGGACGCTATTCAATCACACAGGTCATAAGCGCGGCGAGACGTTCGTTACGAGGAAGGTGACACGTGCAGCGACGCGCATCAAATTAGGCTTACAAGATAAGCTATTCCTTGGCAATTTAGATGCCAAGAGAGACTGGGGATACGCAGGCGATTATGTTGAAGCTATGTGGCTCATGCTGCAGCACAACGTCCCTGACGATTACGTAATCTCCGCAGGCGAGACCAGATCAGTTCGAGAATTTGTTGAAGAGGCATTTGGACTACTCGATTTGGATTGGAACAAATATGTTGAAATAGACCCACGATATTTTCGACCGACAGAGGTTGATTTGTTATTGGGTGATTCTTCTAAGGCTAAAAGAATCCTTGGGTGGGAACCCAAAGTCACATTCAAACAATTAGTGAAAATGATGGTCGAGCATGATATGGAATTGGCTCGGTCTGAGAAAATATTGCGTGATTCACATGATTGATTTAACAAAAGACCGCATTTTGATAACTGGTACTTCAGGATTTCTTGGTAAGAATGTGCAAGCGATGTTCCGTCTAGTTGGTGTACCAGACGAAAATCTATTAACGCCATCAAGAGAAGAATACAATCTAGTATATGAGAATGGCGTAGAGAGGATGTATCGTGATTTAGAGCCGGATGTTGTAGTGCATCTGGCAGCAGTTGTTGGTGGTATTGGCGCAAATCGTGAAAACCCTGGTAAGTTTTTCTACAACAACATCATTATGGGTGTGCATTTGATTGAACATGCACGCCGTCATAAAATTAAGAAGTTTGTCCAAGTTGGTACGATCTGCGTCTATCCAAAATATACTAAGGTGCCATTTCGTGAGGAAGATTTATGGAACGGCTATCCAGAGGAAACAAACGCACCATATGGGATTGCCAAAAAAGCGTTGCTTGTAATGTTGCAGGCTTATCGCCAGCAATATGGTATGAATGGCATCTATCTTCTGCCAGTCAACTTATACGGCCCAGGCGACAATTTCGACCCAAGCAGCTCTCATGTAATTCCCGCACTCATTCGAAAGTTCCAGGAAGCAAAAGACAAAGGCGAAAATCGCGTTATCATATGGGGCACAGGTAATGCCAGTCGAGAGTTTCTTTACGTAGAAGACTGCGCTAGAGCCATTGTAATGGCTACTAGAGGTTACGATCGTCCAGAGCCTATTAATGTTGGTGCTGGATTTGAAATTACTATCCATGATCTAGCTAGTAAGATAGCAAAGGTTGTTGGATTTGAGGGCGACATATATCACGATCTGTCTAAACCGGATGGCCAACCTCGTCGAAGTTTGGATATTGGGCGAGCATTGAAAGAGTTCGGTTTTCATGCCGAAATGTCGTTTGATGAGGGACTAGAACGTACTGTAAAGTGGTGGAATGATCACAAGTGATAGAGATTATCAGCCATTGTATTTCTCCTCGCTATGCGGCGTTATTAGTATATCATCTTAGCTCTCTTGTTTTACGTGAAAGTATGCCAGTCACTATGACTGTCGTCTATAGTAAAGAGGATCCGGCTACAGTTACAGTCTTAGACTATTTCAGCCAGTATGCTCGTCATTGGATAAAATGGAACTTCGTAGACGCACAATTAAAGTCAATACATCAAAGACCAATATGGCGCAACATCGCAGCAAGACAATCTAAAGCAGATATTATTTGGTTTGCTGATTGTGATTATGTGTTTGGCTCTAATTGCTTAGATACTCTCGCCAGTTTGCAGCTTGACGATGATGTTGTATATTGGCCTGCTATGACGTTATATTGCAAAGACCTAAAAAGCTGGAGGAAGATAGTCAGAATAACCAGAGATGGAGACGAAATCACACCAGACATATTAGATATAAATCCTGAGGATTTCGTTGAGACACCATTGAGACGTGCTGTGGGTGGAGTGCAAATTGTATCTGGAAATACTGCTAGAAAAGTAGGCTATTTGCAAGATTATCCACAATGGCAACAGCCATTAGATAGATGGAAGAGAGATGATGGCAGTGCTTTTTGGCGCAATCAATTTGAAACGTTGAAAAAGTTGTCGATTCCAAATGTCTATAGGATCTAATTATGCAAGATACAAATGGTAGAATAAGGTCATTCGAAATCCAGACAGTTTGCCATAAGGTACTATGTCACTGTGGTGCAGGTTATATGGTCGGAGATGGGTCTGTGCGGTTAGTTGGCGATCGTTATGAGCATCAACATAAGTGCATATTTTTTGGTCACGAGTTTTCTAAGAAAGGTTGTGGAGCCACCGAATGGTTTCCAGACAAATATCCTTTGCGCGAAGAGCGTGAGATCAAACTAGTTCAACATAAGGAGCAGCCAAATGAAGGATAAAATTATACCGATCATCGCGATCGTTGCCATCTTCATTGGTGTTGTCTTGATTATGTTCGGCAGACGTCCTCTACCAGATACGCCTGGTCCGATCATTCCATCTCAGAAGGTAGAGCCAAAGCCAGAGCCAAAACGACCAAGGCCACGGCCTGGAAACGAAGAAAGCATAGGGCAACCAGCACCTCCAATTCCAGAACCAGAATGCAAGTCTGAGGCAATATCTGAAAAGCCACCTGAATCATCTGAACAGTACAAGCCTGTGCCATGGGAACCTGTGCCAGATCTACCTGTCTATGAGGCACCTCCCGAACAAAATATAGAGCAGAACCCAGCTCCTGCTCAATCCGGTACATCAGGGACTAAAAGAATCATCATTCGCAGGAGAAGGCGGTTCTAAGGAGCCACCTGCGATGTTTTCTTTATTTAGCACAGCTGGTCCCAATAAATCAGTTGAATATTGGGAAGGTTGGCAAGCTGTCGAACTTCATAGGCAGTGCACCTTCACTGATCCAAAGCAGCGCAAAGAGTGGGCAAAGGGATTTGCTGCTGGTGTTAAAGATATGCGTGACAGCAAGGCTTGGTACAAAAGCAGAACCATGGTCATTGGTGTTGCTATGCTTGTGGCGGGGGTATGTCTTGTAGTATATGGCTATTTTACGAGTGATACCTCTACAGGCCCTTTTATGGCTGGAGCTGGTTCTGGTGTCACAGCATCCAGCATTATCATGGCAGCTATGCGGATGATATCAAATTCGAACATTTCTTTTGGTGGTGGTGGATACGGTCAGTATAATCAATATACACCACCTCCTTCTTATTGATTCATCTTAATAGGTAAATTGCATTTATCTCTGTCTGGGCATGCGTAACCGCAATATAATTCTCTCATTAGCCAGCCATACTTTTCTATAAAATCTGCTATCCCTTCTGACTCATTTGGGATGGAATTGAACCATTTGTGGCGTGCAAGATGGCGCTCCATTATTTCTATTTCGCATTGCAGTAATTCTGTGAGATGTATGCATTGGTCTGCCATGTCTCTGCCCTCCCCACTATCTTTCTACAAAGTTATAGTATGCGATTAAAAATGCTTAGTGAAGGTCATTGGGTTAAGGCAGATCCATCTAAGAGGATGTCGTTTTTATTGCATCCATCAGACCGGGAGAAGTTTATCAGATGGGGCAAGAAAAAGAAGAGACGTAAATAGTGTATGCAAGCTAAATGCCCATATTGTGTCGGTGAAGATAATTCTTGTCCAAAATGTGATGGAACCGGCAAAATAGGGGTCGGTTTTGCTCAAGGCAGTATTTGGACTAGACTATGTTTAGATTCTAAATGTGGTTTTGAGAATGGTGGCAGAATAGTCAATAATAATAAAGAGCCACCGGAATCACCGGGAGAATGTGTGATTTGCCGTGGTCCTACTAAGTGGTTATTAATAGGGCATTCTGGTAATGACGGTATTGAATTCATCAATGATATACCGGAAGATGAATAATAGTCATTTCTGAAAACGGCTTTCGGAATGATAAAATTAGTGGTACTGGGCAAAAATACTAGCAGAACGATTAGTTCCATGTGACATAGGAGTAGACCACTAATGGATAAGATTAAGCAGCTTTTGCAAAAATGTGGTTTGTCAGCAGAGGTCTCCGCCGAATTATGCGAGGCTATTGACAATCACGCAAACATGCTGAAAGAGCAGTCGGATAACGAATTCCAGGCACGCCTTGCCAAGGCAAAGAAGGTGTGCTTCGAGGAAGTTGAGGCCCACAAGGCTGAGCTTGCTCGGCGGCTCCAGATCTTCTTGGAAGCTAAGAACTCTACTATCGAAGAGCTCGTAATGCGGCAGTCGGCCAATAAGGAAACTGAGGCTGTTGCCAAGCTCGAAAAAATCTATGCTCTTTTAGAGGGCATCGAGCTTGATGGCCAGTCCAATAGTGAACTTAAGACCGAAATCGACAAGTTCAGAAGGCTCGCAGAGCGTCTCGTAGAAGAGCGAGATAGGGCGGTATCTAAGGCGAAGCGTTGCATCCAAATTTCCGAGCGGGTCCTAAAGCGCAATCGTGCTTTAGAACGGACTCTCACAGAAAGCAGGGGTACGCCTAGCGGCAATACCGCCAGAATTGATGGCTCCCGTAACGCTGCACCACGTCGGACCACTCAGCGGACTCTCAAGGAGAACATTGAGCCGACATCTGTACCGAAGCGTGAGGCACCAACTGGAACCATGAACACACCTCGCAATCCTGCTGAGATTGCTGGTGTCATGGACGAAGTAGTCTGAACAACTCGATCTCCGGACTAGTCCGGAGTGAATACGCATTCTAACAGAAGGAATATACTCATGTTGGCAACTCGCCAAAACAAGGCGCGTGCGCCTCAGGGTCGCCATTTGACCGAAGCACGCAATCGGCAGGCCATCACCGAAGCGACTGATCCACATCACGCATCGGTCCTGTACGAATCTGCCAGGAACCCAATGGTTCAGCGGTGGGCTCCGGTCCTCAACAAATGTCGCGAAATTCAGCCCAAAAAGATGGGCATTATGAGCGCCATTTTTGAGAACCAGTACAAGCACATGAACCCCCAAGGTCGCAGCCTAATCCTCGAAGATCAGACCACGACCGGCAACATCGCCGACTTCACTCGGTTTGCGCTGCCATTGCTCCGCAAGAGCTTCCCGAAGTTGATCGCTGATAATCTCGTTGGTGTGCAGCCAATGAGTCAACCTGCCAGCCTCATCTTCTACATCCGCTACAAGTACGCCATGACCAAGGGCCAGACTATTGCTGGTACCCAGATCATGCGTCAGAATACTAGCCAAGCCTATGCACGGCAGAATGGCTGGGCGTTGGACCCTTACTACTCTTCGCAAGAGGTCCACGGCGAAGACGCGACCATCCAACCTGGTGGTCTGGTCATTACTCAGACTCTTGCCCATCGCCCAGTCCTCGCTGGAACGGTCGTGGTCGAGGTCTACGACAATGCCGCAGCCGCTGGTCCCAACTGCGACAATCCTGTTCCTTGCCTCCGCGTCAGCTTCGATTCTTCTGGCAGCCCCGATGTCGTGGTTGTTGGTGATTGTTCTGGCACGATGGGTACAATCAGTGTCGACACCACGACTCCCGGAGCCACGGTGTTCGATCATACGACCGGTGCCGTTCAGGTCACGATGGGTGGAGGCATTCCATTGCCAGCCGATGCCGTTGCTCGTGTGAACTACGAGTACGACCTCGAAGCCAACCCATTCCAGCCTGAGGTTACGTTGAGCATCGACAGCGACAGCGTTGCGGCTGTTACTCGTAA